CCCCACCCTAGGCCGCGTGAGTATATTTTCATTCGGAACCATTACGACCTAAATATAGACCTGACCCGCGGCAAGTATTCCTACAATATCGACAAAGTATTCAGCCCCGCCGGCGTCGCACGATTACTCACTCTCTACTCGGCCGCTACTTCCACCGTTACCAAACAAAAACGGGGGCCGAAACCCCCGCTTTCATACCATCCGCAACCAATATCGTTACAACGGTAAAGACAATTGACCCTCAAGCTGCGCCTGCAACTTCACACTCTCCCTCTCATTAACGTATATCCAGTCTGCAACCTTGTTATAACGTGCAGACCCCCGAGGCAGCGACACCAGCAGCCGCCTCATGCTGCGGATATTCTTGCGCAGGAACGCCAGGCTATCAGCATCCGCCCGCTGCAACGCCATTCGTGCGGACGCCATTATTGCATCCTCCGCAGGCTGGCGGATGTTGTTCCACGTCTCCCGGCACGTCGCCGGGGACGGTTGCGGCCGCGTCAAGTCCCGTCTCCGTGGCCGGTTTCCGGTATCTCCGGCGCCGGGGCGTCGTGCAATTCGAGGGCCTCTCCCGTGCGTTCCAGCGTATCGGCCAGCGACCGCATCAGGTGTGCCATGGTAAAGGCACGGGAGGCGCATTGCAGGAAGCCCCGCCGCAGCGGGTCGGCAACGGACAGTGAGAATCCGCTATCCCGCAGCAGCTGCGCTGTGGCGTCGTGCTCGCGCGCCGCGTCGCGCATGGCGGCCAGGGCGGCGGCGTTGACGGTTTGCATGAGGCTGGCCGGCAGGGCGGGCCTCATGTCACGACCCCCCTTGAGAGCGGGCGGCCTGGCGGGCCTGGAACCCCTGCCATTCCTCATTGAGAGCGATGCGCAGGCTATCGGCGCGGCCGGCGGCGACGTGCCGGCCGAGGTCGGCGGCCATGAACGTGCGGACCCGGCGCGGCGTGACGCCATTGCGGCCGGCATCCCACACGGAGAACCCGGCCACGTAATCACCGCGCCAGATCGGCGCGACATGATACCGTTCGCCGGGCTTGGGCGGCGTCATGCAGGCCGCCAGGGCGATGCGGGCGGCATCGGGCGGCGTGGGCGCCGCACCGGCCTGCGCGGGCGCTGCGGCGCCCCTGGCGGGCTTCCTGCGGCCGCGGAACGGGATGACGTTGGTGAACATGAGAGGGGGGGAGCCTCCGGATAGCGGGGGCCGGCGGGGGTGCCGGCTTGCCCGAGGTCAACATGAGCCGGAAACGGTAAACAGGCTGTGAACCGTGACGCCAGCGCGACTATGCAGGGTCGCGCACAAACCGGGCGCGCGAAAACGGCAGCATGACCCGCACGCGGAAATAGAACAGTCGGGGAAATTGCGTGTTTGCGGGGGCTCGGAGTCGGCCGCTAGAGTGTGGCGGCCAGGTTCTCGGCTGCGGACTGCCCCTCCGCACCTTAAAACCTGACCGCCAACCCTGGGCGTGCGCGTGGTGGCGCGCGGCTCTTGCCTAGCAGGCAAGTTGGGTCTGGTCGACTGTAAATCAAGACATTCGGGGCCGAGGTCTGTCCCGCAATGGCTCCAGGTTTCAAGCGCCTACCAGGTAAATCTCGAAACTACATCAACGCGGCGACGGGACAGGTTCTGTCGCGGCGGCAGTATGACAAGCTGGTTGCGGCATCGACGAAGGCGGCCAAGCCGGCGGCGCCGGGGTCGCGGGGCTTCACGAAACTGCCCGGTGCTGCCAGGCGTTACGTCGACAACGCCACCGGGCAGACGATATCGCGGCGGCAGCGCGACAACCTTGCCGACGCGCTCGGCCAGCGCACGCGCAAGCCATTGTCTCCCTCCCTGTCGGCCAAGCAGCGGCAGTACAACGCGCTGCTGGAAAGTTACGTCCGGAACCGTCGACGGCAGGGTTTCCCGATCAGCAAGAGCGAGGCGCGCAAGAGCGAGGATTTCAAGCGTGCCGTCCGCATGATTCGCACCAAGCGGCGGGTCGGGGAGACTGACATGCAGCGCGACGCCAGGCTGGAAGCCCGCCGCATGGGAATCGAGGCCGTCGGCGGCCATCAGCTGTTCCAGGAAGCCTATGACGATCAGCTGGCGCAGGCGCTGGAAGAAGGGGAATTAGAGGATGCGTAAGCGTCCCCCTTTGACCAGGGCCGAACAGCAGTCGCGCTATCGCAAGCGCAAGCTGGCGACGGGGACGAAGGCGGCGCGCGGCAAGCGGCTGTCGCTGTTTGAGCGCGGCGAGTTCGTGGCCGTCGACGGAGAGGGGGTCAGCGAGGGGCCTGAGATTGTGCGCAGCGTGCCAAGCAGCGGCGCGGAGTATCGCGGGCGGGCGCACTACTATCACCAGCTGTCGGCCAGCGACGGCAGCGAAATCCTATCGCGCGACGGGCGTCTGACTGCCGCGCAATGTCTGGATTTTCTCATAGACATCGAATTGAGGAACCCCGGCCGGGTCATCCCCGTGATTTTCTACGGCAGCTATGACGTGACGCAGATGCTGGCTCATGACCTGCCGCGCGATCAGCTGGCGAAGCTATTGAAGCCGGCCGGGCTCGGGCAGCAAACCTATGCCTGGGCATCGTTCGGGACGTTCGATTATCGGCTGGAATACCATCCCCGAAAAATGTTGCGGGTCTGGCGCTGGCCGAGGGGTGCGGTGCGGTATCGCACCGTCACCAGCAAGAACGGCGCGGAACGGCGCGTCATGTGCAACCACGTCTCCGTCACGCTGTGGGATGTCGGCGGGTTCTTTCAGGAGTCGTTCGCGGCGACCCTGGCGAAATGGATGCCCGACGATCCGGACAGAAAGATGATTGCGGACATGAAGGCGCTGCGCAGCACATTCAGGCGCGATCAGCTGGACGACATCAGACTCTACACGGCGGCCGAATTGCGCTGCTTGGTGGCGCTCATGGATGGGGTGCGGGATGCCTGCCGCAACATGGGCCTGGTGCTGAAACAATGGCACGGGGCGGGCGCCATCGCGTCTGCGATGATGACGAAAAACCGGGTCAAGGATCACATGGCAGCGTCGCCAGCCGGCGTTTTCGAGGCGGCGCGCGGGGCTTTCAGCGGCGGCCACATAGAGATTTTCAAGATCGGGCACCATGCCGGCCGCGTGCATCACTACGATATCAATTCGGCCTATCCGGACGTGCTGCGCTGGCTGCCGTCACTGGCCGGCGGCAGCTGGCGCCGGGGGCGCGGAACCCCGCCACCGGGCTTCACCGTGGTTCGCGTCGCCTATCACTTCGCGGACGGGATGCCGTTCTATCCGCTGTTCTACCGCGAACCCTCCGGCCGGATCATCTATCCGCCGAGGGGGAAGGGTTGGCATTGGTTCCCTGAATACGAGGCGGCGCGGGTGTTCGCGGAACGGTTCGGCGCGACCCGTTTCGACGTGCTCGACTGGTATCATTTGACCCCCGCCGACGCCACGGCGCGGCCGTTCGCCTGGATCGAAGGCTACTATGAGAGGCGCAAGTTTCTGGTGGAAACGTCCGCTCTCACGGGCATACCGAACGGCGAAGAAAAGATTTTGAAGTTGGGTTACAACGCCTGCTACGGCAAAACCATTCAACAGATCGGCGCCAAGGTTCAGGATGACGGCAGTATCCGGCCCCCGTCGTTTTTTCAGATCGAGTGGGGCGGCTACGTGACGGCCGGATGCCGGGCGGCGATGATGATGGCGGCCATGCAGAAACCCCACGCCATCGTCGCGATTGCGACGGACGGCATTTTCGCGACTGAGCCCCTAGATCTGCATTGTCCCCCCGACAAGCAGCTGGGCGCGTGGGAATACAAGCAGCACGACGGGATAACCATGGTTATGCCGGGCGTCTATTGGCTGCACGACGGCGACCGCGACACGTTGCATAGTCGCGGCTTCGACAAGGAGCAATTCGCTGGCGCCGCGACGGTGCTTGCGGCCTGGCGCAAGCGGCAATCCCGCCTGGCCGTGAAGCTGCAACGACTGATCGGCCTGGGGAGCGCGCTGACAAGCGACGTGTTCTGGGATATGCGGGGAATGTTCGTCGCCACCACGAAAGACCTGGCTTTGAACGGCGATAATTCCAAGCGTTACCCGGCGATGCTGTATCGCCTGAGGCCTGACCTGGGCCTGGTCGACACCGATCCGCGCGACCACTACGGCGACCTGTTCGCGGACGCCGACGATTTCGAGTCGGGGCTTTATCCGGTGGATTGGCTGCCCAAGGAAGCGCGGGCGGACTGGTTGACGGAGCGCGACATCGAGGCGGCGCGGTTTCGCTAGGTCGCCGGATCGAACAGCACGGGCGCGCAGGGGACGCAAACCATGTTGACGGGCTCTCCCCACGATAGCAGCTGCGGCCCCGCCAGGCCGGAGGCGATCACATAGCCCGGTTCCGTGTCGGATCGCATGAGATAGGCGTAGGGGCCTTGCGTGCCGTAGGTGACGTGCATGGTGGTGTTTTCCGGCGTCATGGTGCCGCCCGCGCCTAGCACGTCGGTTGCCAGGCCGGGGGCGGCTTCCAGCTGGTAGGACTCATACCAGCTGCCATCGGCGCCGAGGATGATTGCCACGCCCAACCCCACGTAGCCATATCCCACGTCGGGGCTGTACGGGGCGGCCGCGACCATGAACGTCGGAAACAGCTGGCCGATATCGGCCAGGGTCTGCAGCACGGCCTGGTCGTCGGCATATTCCAGGGTGATGCTGCTTGCGTCGATGGTGCCGCCTGTCGTGCTGCTGGCTCTCACGATTGTCGGCAGGACCGATCCGTTGACTTGCAGGAAACAGTTATACGTCGGGAACGACCCCGCTTGCAGATAGTCCGATCCGATGGGAACCGCGAAGCTGCTGCCTAGCAGGCCGGTGTCGGGGCCTTGCCAGGGCGCCACCACGGCCAGCGTCGCGCTGCCATCGAACGCCAGGACATCGCCGGAGGGGGAGGCGCCGACATCGAGCCCCACGCTGATATAGTCGCGGCCGGCGTAGCGGAACGGCCATCCCCCGTTATTGCCGAAATCGACGGCGCTGGTCAGGCTGGCCGTGCCGGGATTGCCGATGGTTTCGTGCGGTGTGGCCGGGGAATAGAACGTCTCATAGGGCGTGCCGCCGCCGCCAGCGATCAGCTGCCAGGCGATCCATTGACTGCCTTGCAGGGTGGCGATGACGGCCACGACATCGCCGGGCGGCTGAAAGTCATTGTCTGTCGTGCCGCCTGTTGCGGTCAGAATAGACCCGTCATTAAATTCGATTTCATAAAAACCTTGCGCGAACCCGGCCGCCTCTCCCGAACGGATGCAACCCATGCCCGGCGTTCCCGATCTTGTCGGGTCGAACGCAGCCAGCAGACCGATGCTGCGCAGGACGAATGTGCCGCGACGAACGCATGTCGCGGTTTTGCTGCTGTAGGTGTAGGTGGGCATTTGCGTATTGCTCCGTAGGCGAAACCGCACCTATACCGGGAACGGTTGCAATCGGCATCATTATGCAGGGGGGCGAAATCTGACGTGGGCACGACCCTGACAACCCCGCAGAATACGAACGAATGGCCCATCTATAACGCGCTGGTGCCCAAGGAAGGCCCCCGTTGCGTGCCGTTCGTGGTGCCGTTCGCGACGGCCGCCGGCCCCTATCTGGTCGACCTGCAGCAGATGGTCGCCAGCAAGCGGATGACGGTTTGCCAGTCGATTTTCATCGACAACACCGCCAATGACAGCCCGCTGACAGTGAACGTCGGCGGCAGCAATCAGAACATTGTCTGCCCATCGGAGGCGCAGGGTTATTTCCCGATCCTGACCCCCGCCATCCCCCGCTTCACCATCAGCAGCGAGGGCAGCGGCAATGTGCAGGTCATTTTCATCAACGTGCCCGTGCCGGCGGCCGTCTGGTCGGGGGTGTCGGAAACCAGCATCGCGGATGCCGCCAACGGGCCTGTCACGCCAGCGGCGCCGGCCGCCGATAGCAAGCTGATCGGCGGCATTTACTACAAGCCGGTGGGTTCCGGCGGCCCCGGCATCCCGGCGCCGCAATCGGGAGAACAGCAGGCGCTGAACCTTGACGGCAACGGGTCGCTCATCACCGCCGACTCGAACCTGCTGCTGGCCCTGCTGAACTACAATCCCTATTTTTCCCGCCTGCAGGTCGTCCCCGGCGGCGCCATCGGCAATGCGAGCGGCATCGAAAGCGCCACGACAACGACGGTTGCGGCGACGAGCACGAGCCTGTTTGCGTTGGGCAACCTGATTTCGTGGGTGGGCATCCAGGCCCCGCTTACGGCGGACGTGTGGATCAATCCCACGGGCGGCGCCGCCGGCATCGGTGCTCCCGACTGTTTCAAGATCGCGGCGGGGACGTTCTTTCAAAGCGCGGGACCGTGCATTTTCGGCGGCAGCACGACCTATTACTGCGCGACGGGCGGCCTGACCCTGACCGCGCTGTATGGTTGACGGGGCGGCACCATGAGTCTGTTCGATGCGTTCACACCGGAACGGCTCATCAAGGCGCTGGGCATCGACCCCGCGCAGCTGGTGCAATTCATGCAGTCCGTTACCGGAGAGGTCGCCGGTTTCAAGGCGGGCTTCCAGTCCGTCGTCGCGCATTTCAACGGCAAGCTGTCCAGCCAGGATGCGCGGCTGGAACGGATCGAAGCGCAGCAGCTGCGCATCCTGCAGCTGCTGGGCGATCAGGATTTTCCCCGCGTCACCCTGGCGGCCATTGCCAACGGGCATGACGCAGCAACGGAGGCGGATCAATGAGCGACACCAACCAGGCCGGCGACGGCAGCACGCAGACCGTCATGGATGCGGCGGCCGGCGCCGGCATGACGCTGACCGAGGTCAAGGATGCGGCGACGGCCGCCAACACGGCCGCGTCGCCGTCCGACCCGGTGCTGGCGTTCCTGCACATGCTGGAAAACCGCCTGGCGGCCGTGGAAACCGCTGTTGGCACGCTGTCCCCGGTGCTCGGCGCTGCGGTTCCGGAAGCGTCGGGCATCCTGTCGCGCGTGTCGACGCTGGAGGGCCTTGCGTCAGATTTCGCTGCCTTCGCGACGAAGGCCGAACCCGTGATCGCCGGCATCGTCTCCGAATTGCATCCCGCCGGCTGACCAGGGAGCGCGCCAGGTGGCGCCGGCCGATGTCGTGATCGTCGGGGAGGGCGATGCCGCCCCGGCCGTCACGGAGGGCGGGGAGCGCGCTGCGGAGGCAGACGAAGCCTCCGCGACGGCGGCCGTGGAAATCGCGGCCATCGAGGCGGACCGCGACGTGGCGATCGCGGAAATCCACGCCGACACCGCGGCGGCGGAAATCGAAGCGGAGGCGGATGACGAAGAAGGGGAGATCGAGCAATGCCGACTAGAGATCGCCGGCTTAGAGTCGCGGCTCGCGCAGGCGGAAACCAGGCTGGCGGAGACGGCGGGGCTGCTGGCGGGGGTTCTGGTGACGCTGGAAGCCCTGTCGACCCCGACACCATCGCCGGGGCCGGAAATGCCGGAGAGCCAGCCGGAGAGCCCGCCGGAAGGCGGCACGGAGGGGGATGGCCCAAGGGAAGGCCCCGCAACAGCGACGGAACGGCGGCGAAACCGCCGCTGGCTGTAGAGGGCATCGAACAGACCCTTGTCACCATTTTCGACATGCTGGCGGCGTTCACGCGCGACCCCGATGTCAAGGCCGCGATCCGGATGCCGCATGACGAGGCGCGCGACCTGGCGCGCAAGGCGGCCGAGGTTTCCCGCTACTACAAGCTGCCGGCCGTCAACCCCGGTCATGTCGCGCTGGTGGGGTTCGGGATTGCGGCGTTCAAGTCGGGGGAGCGCAGGGTCACGGCGATACGTGCCATCCAGGCGCGCAAGGGCAAGCTGGAAACCACGGATGCGGACCCCGGCCCCACGTTGCGGGGGACCATGCCGGAGGGCACGGCATGGATGCCGCCGCTGAATTGAGCCCCCGCATCCGTCTCCCGAACGACACCGAGAGGCAGGCGATTTTCGGCATGACGGGCACCGGCAAGACAGTGTTCGGCCTGCATCAGCTGCAGATGCGATCGTACGATCGGATGCCGTGGGTCATCGTCGACTACAAGCTCGACCCCACGATTGCGCAGATACCGCACGCGGAGGAAATCAGGGTCACGGACAACCCGCCACGTTTTCGCGGGCTGTATGTCGTGCGACCCCTGCCGCACCAGCGCGACGAAATCGAGGGGTTCATGTGGAAGGTCTGGAAGCGGGGACGCACCGGCCTGTTTTTCGACGAGGCCTATATGATCCATCGCTACAGCAAGGCGTATCAGGCGCTGCTGACGCAGGGGCGCGCGAAGCGGATTCCGGTCATCACCTTGTCGCAGCAGCCGGCATGGATTTCCCCGTTCGTGCAATCGGAATCGGATTTTCTGGTATCGTTTTTTCTGTTCCGGCCGGCGGACGTGCAGCGGGTTCGGGATTTCATGCCGGGGGTTCGCGCGAATGAAATCGAGCGTTTTCATTCGTGGTGGTTCGATGTGAAAGCAAACCGGAAGGTCTATCTTTCACCCTGTCCCGACGAAAACGAAATTCTCAACAGGTTCGACCAGAAACCGGGTCGCAAGCGATTTCTCTAGGCGCGCATAAGGGTTTTCCCGGTTTCTGCTGTAATCGTTGCGTGCTAAGGCGGCTGAATGAGCGGAGCGGCCGGCGGCTCGGGCACGCCCAACCTTGTGCCCAAACCTGTGAGCAACTTCGCGGTTCCCTCCGCGAAGATCGGCCCCCGCGCGGTCTGCGTGCCGTTGGATTTCAGCGCGGAAACGACCTACACCATCACCCTGGCCGGGCTCATAAATGCCGGCTTCATCGGCGGCGTGCAGTCTGTTTTCGTTGATAATTCAGCCAATCCGGACAGTCTGACCATAACCACGCAGCAGGGTCAGGCGCTGGTCGTGCCGGCCGCATCGCAAGCCTATCTCCCGCTCATCACCACGACCCCTCCGGATATCTCGTTCACCAGCACTGGCGGCGCGCTGGTCACGGTGCAGCTGCTGAATGTGCCGATGCCGGCGGCCGTGTGGCCGGTGCAAAGCGTCACCGTGATCGACGTGACCGGCACCGTCGCCATATCGGGTGGCACCGTCGACATCGGCGGCACCGTCGATGTCGCCGGCACCGTGGCCGTCTCCGGCGGCACCGTCGGCCTGGCCGATGGAGTGATCTTTACCGGCGCCGCGACAAGCACGGGCGTCATGTCGTTCTCGGCGCCGGGGCCTGCCTCCGGCGTCATCGACACGGAAGGCTACGCGGCCGTCTCCGTGCAGATCACCGCAGCACCGGCCGGTCTCGACATCTATTTCGAGGGCAGCAACGACGGCACCAACTGGATTTTTGCCGTAGGCTCGCTAGTCACCACGTATGGCGGCCTGACAGTGAACGTGGGCAGCATCAGCTGCGTTGTCATCGCCAAGCAGTACAGGTTCCTGCGGCTGCTGGTCACGTCGCTGCCATCGGGAACAGCTGCGGTGTCGGTCGCCATGCTGCTTTCCAACCCTCCCGTCATGTCGACGGCGCAAGGTCAGTCAGGGCCGGCCTGGCCGGTTTCCGGCACCGTCGACGTGGCCGGCACCGTCGACATCGCCGGCACGGTGCAGATCGCCGGCACCGTCGACGTCACCGGCACCGTCGACATCGACGGCACGGTGGATGTCGCCGGCACCATAGCCCCCATCGACTGCCTCACGTTCACGGGCACGATATCCACAACGGGGGTTCTCACCTACGCCAGCCCCGGCCCCGCCAGCGGCATCATCGACACCACCGGCTACGGCGCGGTGTGTTTCCAGGCGACGGCAGTCGGCACGCAGACTTCGGCGTTTCAAGGCAGCAACGACGGGGTGAATTGGGTTCAGGCGTTCGCGAGCGCGCTGCTTAATACGCAGGCCGGTTTTTACACAGCCCCAACCGTCACGAATTATGGCTACATCATTGCCAAATCCTACCGCTACCTGCGCGTCAACGTGTCGGCGCACACGTCGGGGTCGCTCGCCATCGCCGTCGCGATGCTGCAGCAGGTATCGCCGGCCTGGTTTACCGGCCAGGGCGCGGGCTCGAACAATAACACAGTCTACTGGTATGTCGCGCAGGCGGCATCGAGCTTTTCCGTGGGCACGCTGTCAGCCCGCGTCCAATCGGCCGCCAGCACCAACGCCACCAGCGTCAAAGCATCCAGCGGCAACGTCTACAGCATCGACGTGGGCAACAGCGGCGCCAGCGATGCCTGGCTCAAGCTGTACAACAAAGCCAGCGCACCGACTGTCGGCACCGACACGCCGATATGGTCCGCCTATCTGCCCCAAGGCAGAGCCAGAACTATCGTCTTCGACGTGTCGATCAATTTCGCTACCGGCATCGCCTATGCGATCACCGGAGGCGGTGCGGATAGCGACACCACGGCCGTCGCTGCCGCGCAAGTCACCGGCATCATCAACTACAAGTAGGAGTCTCGCCGTGCAGGACAACATCATTGCCGTAAACATCCCCAACGCGGTCAGCATCATCGTCATGGCAATCATCGGTTTCACGCTGCTGTCGCTGGCCGGCAAGGGCCTGGCGGGTCGCGGCAAATCCGGACTGGTCGGCGCGTAATGGATCGCATCGTCAACACGCGGCTGCTCGGGCATCCCGTCAACTGGCTGATCGTCTGGTCGGTTCTGCTGGTCGCAGGCTACGTCGCCACCCTCGCCCATGCCGGCCTGGCCGGCGATTGCGGCTGCGGCGGCGCGGCGAACCCCGACTAGGCACGAACCCGACCAGTCCGGCATCGCCTTCACCGCATCGCCCGTCAACATTCGCAACGAAAGGCTACCACGCATGAACGCAATTTCCCCCAAGCCGGCCAGCGCAGCGCAGTCCGCCCAGGGCATGAACAGTCAGATTTCGGCCCTGATCCGCAGCGTTTCGACGGAAGTCGTGCAGCAGATTTACAGCGCGACGATCAGCAGCCCCGGCAGCAGCCAGAACCAGATCAACGTGCCGCTGGCGAACGTGGGGCTGGCAAAGGGCTTCGTGGTGGAAGTCACCGCGACGCTGGCGAACAGCGGCACCGCCGCCGCCAGCATCGCGGATTTCGGCGCGGCAAACATCCTCTCGGGCATCCAGTTCACCGATCTGGACAATTACCAGCGCATCAACACCACCGGCCTGCATATCGCGATGCTGAACGCGCTAAAGGAAGGCTGGCCGTTCGGGGCCGCCCTGCTTTCCTCCGCGCTCGACACGCCGATGGCTTTCGGAAACAACTCCGGCGGCAACGTCATCAGCGCCAGCAGCACAATCGCTGCCTCCGGCACCGGCACCGTCACCATGAAATACTGGGTGCCGCTGGCCTACTCGAAGCAGGACCTTCGCGGTGCGGTGTTCATGGGCGTGGTGAACGCCACCGCCTATCTCGGGCTGACCATCAACCCGGCACCTGGCGTCACGACCGGCGACAACACGCTGGCCGTCTACAGCGGCGCCAACACCGGAGTCACGATCAGCAGCGCCACCATCAGGGTCTACCAGGTGTATCTCGACCAGCTGCCGCGCTACAGCTCCGGCGCCAATGCCGGCAAGCCCATCCTGCCGCCCATCGACATTTCGACGCAGTACCGCCTCGTGAACACCAGCCTGCAGGGCGTCACGGCCAATCAGGATTTCCCGATTCCGTTCACCAACTTCCAACAGTTCCTGTCGCTGTGCCTGATCTATGACCAGGCCGGCACGCGCAACGGCGGGTCGGACATCAACTATTTCGCTCTGACCACGGCCAACACCTACACGCTGTTCAAGGTGGACCCCTATTTGCAGCTGCTGAAACAGCGGCTGCGCATCAAGGCGGATTTCCCCAAGGGGTTTTACGCGTTCGATTTTCGCGACGCGCCAATCGACACCAACCAGGCCGGGAACATGCAGCTGCTGCTGAACGCGATCACCGCCGCGACCGGAACGACCGTCATGGCCTATTTCGAGTCGTTCGCGCTGGTGCAGGCCGTGCTCGGCGCGCAGTCGCTGCCGGCCTCCTAAGGGGGCGGCACCGCGAAGGGGCGCGCGGCAATGTCCGCGCTATCGGATGCGAAAACCGCGCTCAAGGCCCCCGCTACGGGCTTGACGTGGTTGCAGCTGGCAGCCGCCACCGTGTTCGTCATCGTCGTGGCGTTCATGTGGCGGCAGGTCACGCATTTCATCATGGGCGAAATCTAGGCCCGAAAAACCGGAGGCTATGTCTATGAACTGGACACATTGGCTGACCGCCTTCGTCGTGCTTGCCATCGGCTATTGGTTGGGCACGAAATATCCGGGCTGGCTCACGAAAGGCACGGGCGGCATCGTCACGGGATAGAACCCGTGGCCGTCGCATCGGGCGTCTCCGCGACCGCAGCATCGGCGGTTTCCAGCGGGGTCAGCCAGACAGGCGTCATGTTCGCGGCCGTGGGGGTTGCTTTCCTCATTTACATCACGGCGCGCGGCGACCTGGCGCATTGGCTTGGTGCGTTCGGCCTGGCGGGCGGCCAGGCCGGCGCGGCCGGCGCCCCGACCCCCGCCGGAACCGGCGCCGCAACCGCCAGCGGGCAAGCACCGGCCGGGGTGCCTGCCGTGGGCCTGCCGCAGCTGCCGGCGCTGCCGGGGCTGCTCGGCGCGCAGTCGCTGCCATCGGGGAGTGCGGCGCTTTGATAAAGAAACGCCTGGTCGACCTGGTGTTCGCCGTCGTCGCCATCGTGGCGGGCGGCGCGCTGCTCTACGCCTGGCGCCAGCATGAGACGGCCGCCGCCAATGCCGCCGCGCAGAACCAGACGCAAGCGGCGGCGGACTATGCGGAGGGCGGCGGGCTCTACCAGTCGGCGGAATTGTCGGCGCTTGAAAGCCTGTTCGGCGGCACGGCTGCCACCACGACAACGGCCGGCATATCGGGCAACACCAACACCGATGGCGGCGTTTCAACGACGGGCGCCGTCGCCACCGGAACCGGCAGCGGCGCCGTGGCGCAGGGCACGCAGTCTCCGGCGGCCGTCATCGTGCAGCTGCCCATCGTCACCAGCAGCAGCAGCATCGGCCCTGCGGCGGGGAACATTTGATGCCGTTCGTGCTGCTGTTCCTCGGGATAGGACTGCTGGTGATCGCCGTGCGCGGCACGCAGGGCACGGCGCTGCAGCTGCTGGAAAGCGAATTTACCGGCAAGGGGTCGTTCGCGGTGTGGGTCATCGCCATCGTCATCCTGGCAAGCATCGGCTACATCAAGCCGCTGCGTCCCCTGGCAGATGGCTTCATTGTGCTGCTGCTGGTCGCCATCGTCATCGCGGCGCAGAAAAGCGGGAAGAACCTGTTCGCCAGTTTCAACGATCAGCTGCGCAACCCCGTCGCTGCCACGCCGCCGGCATCCGGCGCCGGCAGCCCCATGACGGCGCCAGGCGGCAACCAGCAGCCCGGCAGCATCCTCCCCGGCATCGTGCAACCCGACGTGCAGCCCGGCGTCTCCGCGACGCCCGGCGTGTCGTTCTAGGAAAGGTCAAGCCCATGTCTGATAGTCTCGTCACCGGCCTGGTCAGCGTATTGCTCGCCATCGTGGGGGTCGCCACCATCGCGACCCTGGTGGGCAAAAACGCGCAGACCGCGCAAGTCGTGCAGGCCGGCGGAAACGCGTTCGGCACCGATCTGCTGGCTGCGGTGTCGCCTGTCACCGGCACGACGCCGCAGATCAATTCGCAGATCGGTTGACGCCCATGGGCCTGTTTTCCCGCAAGCCCCGGCCTGGCCCGCCAGGCTACGGCGCCGCAACCCGCATCCAGCCGGAATACACCGTCCCGTGGTTGGTGTTTCGCTCCGGCATCGTCATGTCGCCGGTCACGTCGGCGGCCGGCGGCGGCGACTGGGTGCCGCGCAACTGGGCAGGCCCGCAGCAGCCGGTCATCGTGCCCAACGTCGCAGCGATCTATTCCGTGGGCGGGTCGGGATCGCTGCCGGCGCGGCCGTATTTCCTGGCGCCGCTGCAAGGCGGCGTGACCAGCAACGGGCTCTGACCGGAGGGCGGCGGCGATGGCTTTCGAGGTTCCCGAAATAGTCAAGAAGCATCCCACGGCAACGATTGCCGTGGTGGCCGGCGGCGGCCTGGTGCTCTACCTGCTGCTATCGGGCGGGTCGTCATCGTCGACGGCCGCGACAAGCAGCGGCACGGATGCGTCGCTGCTGTCCGCCGGCCTGCAGTATTCCGCGCAGCAGCAGCAGCTGCAGACGCAGGCGAATGAACAGGCGCAGCAGATCGCCGGTCAGCTGTCGCTGCAGCAGGAACAGGACTCGGCCGCCTACCAGCAGGCGCAGCTGACGGCGGGGGTCGACCTGGCGCAGATCGGCGCCAACGCCACCACCGAACAGCAGACCTTGCAGGCGCAGATTACGGAAAACAATAACGCCACGGCCGTCTCTGAATTGAACAGCAACAATACGCTGCAGGGCGAAACGGTGCTGGCGAACGATCAGCTGGCGGGACTGGTGGCGAACGACCAGACCACGACGAACATTGCGCAGATCGCGGCCACCGAACAGCTGGGCATCGCCAACTATAACCTGCAGGGGCTGCAAACGCAGGACCAGACGCAGCAGGCCGTCGCCGGCATCCAGGCGGGCGTCATCGACACGGTTTCCAACAATCAGACGCAGGTCGCTATCCAGCAATCGAACAACCAGGCCGCCATCGCCAGGCAGGGCAGCACCAACCAGCTGATCGGCTCCGGCATCTCCGGCGTGCTCGGCCTGGTGGGCAAACTGCTGTGATGACGCATGAGGAAAAAATTGCCTTGTCCGTGGTGGGCATCGGGGCCGCCGCGCTGGTCGCCTATCTGCTGGCGCGCGGCCCCTCGGCCACCGTCGATGCCGGGGGTCAAATCCTGCCCGTGGGCATCGGCGGCGGCGTATCGCCCGACACCATCAACGTCGCCGGCAGTCCGGATACGCCGTTCAATTTTCCCGGCATCGACATCCCTCCGCTGGTCAACAACGGGGTTCCCTACATCGGCAGCGGGCCGCTGCCGGGCGTGCCCAACCTGACCGTCACCAACCCCTACAGCAGCCAATGCACCTGTCAGGGCGTGGGCCTGAATCAAATCTATTTCGCCAACGTCCCGGCCCTGGCGGCCGCGCAGGCGGCACCGCCGCCGCCGACACCGGCCCCCGCCGCCGGACCCGTCGCGGCGATCAGGAAAGCCGCCAGCTATTTTACGCTGCCGATCGCCAGCAACATCGACATTCCGCAGGGCGGGCTTCCCGCCCTGCCAACAGCAACAGAGGGATTGTCCTATGTCTAGTCAACGCAATGCCGGCATCGTCGGCGGCATCCAGCATATCCAGACCCCGGCTTTCCTCGGCGGCCGTTCGCTGCATCCCCTGCAGCGCACCGGCCAGGCGCCGCACCAGGCCGATTATGCGGTCAGAAAGGCCCCGCTCGGCCCCTCCGGTTTCGGCGGCAACATGACGGCCCCCCCGATGAGCCTGGCATCCCCGCCGGTGCTCACGCCGGCAATCGCCGGCGGCATCGCGGCGACGCGATCAAGCGTCTACCACGTCTAGCCTGGTGATCGGGGCCGAACCGTGGCGGGCGCGCAGACCGCCTTCGTGCTCGATAATCTGCCTTACGCGGAGTCGGTCTCCGCGCAGACCGGCCTGCCCGTCGACTACGTGCTGGCGCAATCGGCGGAAGAAACCGGCTTCGGCACCAGCAGCGCGGCCACGCTGCTCAATAATTTTTTCGGCCTGTCGCCAGGCGGGTCGCTGGCGTCCTACGGCAGCCCGCAGGCGGGGTTCGACGCCTATGCCAGCCTCATGCAGTCACCAGGCTATGCGGGCGTGCTCTCGGCCGCCGGCAGCGGACCCGACGCCATCGGCTCGGCGCTTGTGAGCGCAGGCTACAACACCGCAGACCCCGCCTATTCCAGCAAGGTCGGCGGGCTGGTTTCAACAATCGACCAGATCTTAGGGGATACGGGAAATGCCTCTCTTGCGACCGGCGGCGTGGGGTCGCCATCTGTCCCCGGCGGAACCGCCGCGCAATCCGGCACGCAGACCGGGGCGGGGTCGGCTGTTGCTGGCAACTGCGGACTGTCTCCTAGCTGCTGGTTTGGCTACCTGGGCAGCCTGGCCGTCCGCGCTAGCTTCGTTCTCCTGGCCGTCATCTTCCTACTCGGCGCGGTTTACATTTTCGGAAAGCGCACGGCCGATGCCTGACTGGCGCGGGCGCCGCAGCGAGGGCGATGATGCAGGTTGCGACGCAACCCGAGACATTGGTGCTGCTGGTGCTGCTGGCGCGCTGCATCGTGGCTCTGCTGATCGCGCTGAGGACGTATCAGCGCCGCGGTCGCTGCCATGACTGTCCCCTATCCCCCGATGCGGGGCGAAGCCCTGGCGCTGCGGCTGATCGTTGGCTTGCTGCTGCTGGCCCTGATCGTGGAAGCCCTGCGCGTGCTGACAAGCAGGACGGCCCTATGGCTGGCGGCGGAACGTGATCTTGTGGCCGCCGAAGCTGAATTGCGGGCGGCCTGGCGTGCAGCTGGCGACCGTGGGCAGCCTCCCGGCCCCCGCGACGTAGAAACCCCGCCGGATCGCTCCGGCGGGGCTGTGGCGGGCTCTGACGAGGCGCGGGAAGGCTAGGCGGCGGCGTGCTGGGCCGGCGCATCCTGCTGCTTCGCGCGCCCGTTGGCTTTCGCGGGGGCGGGCGCGTCCGTCCCCATGACCTCCCCCGTCTCCGCATCGACGTCATCGGCCAGCTGCAGCGGGTCAGCGTTGGGGTTGGGCAGCGGCGCCGCCGGAGGGTTCAAGCCCCGCAGCATCCCCCGGCTTTGCAGGTCGCGCTTGATCCTTTCCAGCGGGCTTTCGGCCAGGCGGGAGTGCAGGCGCTTCACCCCATAGGAGAACGGAGACTTGCCGCCGCCGATGTCGACGCCCGTTGGCTCGCAGACAATTTCCAGGGCGATGTTGATACCGGGAGAGCCCGGCGGGGCCTTCGCGAGCGCGGCCTGCATGACCTCCGCGAAGTAGGTCGGCAGATACGCGGTGTTGCTCTCGGCGCGCTCGCCAGTCTTGTAGTTCACCGCCTCAAACTCGCCCATGGCCTGCAGGCTGATCGAGGGTTGGCCGTTGGGCAGCTGGCCGGGGCGTTCCTTCATCGCGTTGACAGTGCCGACAATCATCCCGAGAGCAATCGCTTTGCGCTGCGACACGCACGCATTGAGGCTGTCGTGATCGCGAAAGAATTTCATTTGGATCGACTTGCGATCTATCGCGATCTGTTCGGCAACGGTGTTCTCGACGGTGTTGGGTTGGGCAGGCACAGACTTTGTCATGTTGGGCAGTCCCTTGGTTGCGCGGCGATGGTGCCGCGTCGCCAGTGTAGAGCCGCAGGCCGGTTCGGCAATCTCAATTCGCCGGATCGAATTGGTTTTTCTCATAGGGAGTTCTACGTATGACACCGGAAGGCAGACTACAGCTGTGTGCGGACGAAGGCTCGCGCTCGCGCGCCTATGTCGACGTGACCGGAAACGTCTCCATAGGGGTCGGGCGCAACCTGACCGGGAAGGGCCTGGCCGACTCGGAAATCGCCATGTTGCTAAGCAACGATATCCGCGACGCCGAGACGGCCCTGGCCGGCTATACGTGGTTCGCCGTCATCGAACCCGTGCGGCTGGACGTGTGCGCGATGATGGTTTTCAACCTCGGCGCCACCGGGTTCGCCAGCTATCGGCACATGCAGGCCGCCCTGGCCGCCGGAGACTGGCAGGGGGCGGCTGATCAGCTATGGGATAGCGGCGCCGCCCGGCTGCTGGAAACCCGCTACAGACGGTTCTGGTGGGCGATGGTGACTGCCAGCTGGTCGCCGGCAGACTGGTCGCTGACCGATGGCCTGGGGCGCAAGCGCGACGCGTCGAATTGGCCGATGCACTAGGGGGATGCCCGTAAGGGATGACCCGTAAGGGATGACCCGTAAGGGGTTTCCCTGATCGCGGCGCCAGGCCGCCAGGCGCACCGTGCAGGCGGCGTAATCATCTCCCCCGGAACCTTGACCCCCGCCAGCTGTTCGCGCCGCTGGCGGGGGGTTTTTTCGGGGCTGTAGGGTGCCGGCATGGTGCAACGGCCCGTAATCGACCTTCATCCTGCCGTGCTCGCGCTTTGCCAGGGGTTCTCGGAACGCGCTAGCGCCGCCGGCCTGCGCGGCACACGGCGCGACCTGGCCGCGCTGGACTATTTCATCGGGGGTTGGTGCGCGCTGCAAAGCCAGGCCGGCGGGGGTGGGGAGGCTGCGCGCTGCGTCGCGGATTTCGCCACGAAGGGGCTGGCGCATGAGGGGTTTCGGCTAATACAGCGCGCTATCGAGCACGACGCGCGGATGCGGGCTGATCGCACGGCCGCTATCATCGAGGGGTTCTCGCTCGACCCGAACATGGGGGGGCTGGCATGATTGTGCGACTGGTTTTTCACTTGCAGGTGCAGCAGACTTACGAATACTGCAACGGCTTTCCGTGCTGGATACAATATCAGTTGTAACGATATTGGTTGCGGATGGTATGAAAGCGGGGGTTTCGGCCCCCGTTTTTGTTTGGTAACGGTAGAAGTAGCGGGCGAGTAGAGAGTGAGTAATCGTGCGACGCCGGCGGGGCTGAATACTTTGTCGATATTGTAGGAATACTTGCCGCGGGTCAGGTCTATATTTAGGTCGTAATGGTTCCGAATGA